CGACGAGGAATTACCAGAAGTGGATACTGAGCGAAGTGCCGATAGGGATGACGATTCGCAGGAAGAGCCACCATCAAGTGAGGATGATGATTACCGGAGTCAATTTATCGGGTAACGTCTTCCTCGGCAGTGGAGCTGAGTATACACCTTCCATGCTGCTTGCCGAGTTCGAGCAGATGGATGGGTCGCCTTGCGGTGTTGAGGAGATTCCGTTCTAGTAGCAATTGCCAACCAAAGGAGTTTGAACATTGGCATTGATAGATCGTCCGTACCAGATCGAAGGCTTAGAGAAGTTTAAGGAGCGCATAGATCATGTCGAGCGTGGTGGCCTTCTCGTGTATCCGACTGGTGCCGGCAAGTCTATAATTATGAAAAATATAGCCAACTGGTGGCTGGCGAACCGCAGGGGGGGCGTAGGGATCGCCAGCCACCGTATTGAATTGGTTAAGCAAAATGCCGACGAGTACGACAACCACGTTGGCCGCAAGGGTGCCTGCATCAAGGAACTTGGTAGCGAGTTCAGGGCCAGCGAATCAGACTGGGATAGGATTCGTGCAGGAGGCGTTGTCAGTTTCACTATCCAGACGCTTCAGAATCGTCGCATGATGAAGGCTGGTGGTAATGCACTTGGCCTGATATTGGTGGATGAATGCCATCGGATCAAAGACAAAGGCCAGTACAACAAGACGCGAGATTATTTCAACTGCAAATGGGTAGGCCTGACAGCAACGCCTGATCGAACCGATGGGCATGGCCTTGTGCCTAACATGTTCGATGAGTGTTGGTATGGCAATTGCGTCAAGATAGACAACAAGCAGCCAGAGTGGTGCAAGTGCGGCGAAGGCCAGATGCTGAGTGACTTCGTCGAGCAAGGCTGGCTTACGCCTCCCAAGGTTCAGCATGTCCATGTGAGCAAACTCAAATGGGAATGGCTCAAGGGCAGGTCAGGGAAGGACTTCACCAACGATCAGGTGTCGAAGGTATGGTCTGACTATGAATCTATCCATGAGTTCATTGGCCCGATCATTCGAGAGGTTGGTCAGAAGAAGACTCTGTACTTCTGCCCAGGAGTGCCAGAGGCGAAGAGTGTGGCTGACGTCATCAACAGCATTGCTCACCCAAGACGCATTGCTGATTACGTTGCCAGTTACAAAATAGACGAAGACGGAGCACGCTCTGCCTTTGATCCTGACTCACGCCGTGACATCATCAAACGATTTGGAGCACTCAATGATCCCTTGCAACATGTCAGCAACATGGGAGTCTTTGTCGAAGGCACTAACGTCCCAATTATTAGCGCTATCGGCTGGCTTCGCTTCACGAAGTCCAGGCTCCTGCTCGCCCAGGGGGCAGGCAGAGCCTTCCGAACCTGGCCTGGCATTCTTAACGGATTGGAACTCGCGGCTGCTTCAGTACGACGAGCTGCCATTGCCAATAGCCCCAAGCCTTTCGCTCTTATCTTTGACCCAACGCGACGTGCTGGAACTAAACTCCGTCTGGCACACTTGCTCGACATCTTCCACCAGGGATTAGACGAAGGTGTGAAGAAGCAGGTCGAGATGCTCATTAAGCGGAAGTCAAAGAGCGAAGAGGCATACGACCCGCGAGAAATCCTGGAAGAGGCCAAGCATCTGGAAACACCGTTCTTCAAAGGCCTGCGTGCAGCGCTCTTGGAGATTGCACCATCGGTGGATTACAAACTCGTTGAGGTCGATCCTTACAAGGGTGGCAGCCTGAGCGATTGGAACAAGAAGAAGCCAGAACCAAAGGTCAGAACCATTGGCGATGCAACTCCTGCCCAGAAGAAGAAGATCGGGTATCTGTCGCCGTCGAAATACTCTGACGACTTCTACTTGTCACTGACCAAGAAGCAGGCCGGGGCCATGATCGGTAAACTGCTCAGCTCACCATGCATTGGCTGGGTCGCAGAAAAACTTCGCAAGGCAGGCCGTGTTGTTCCTGCTACCAACGGCGAAGGCATGGCAGCGTTGAAGACTTTACCGAGGAGATGATTGTGTGCTTCTATTCAGGCGACTCATCAAGGCCATCTGTGTACAGCGAGACGACTATCAAGAAGTCTCGCAAGGAACGCAAGTGCAGCGACTGCTACGCTGTCATTCCTGTTGGCTCGCCATACAAAAAGGTGTTCGGTGTCTGGGATCATGAGCCAGAAACATTCTCCCAGTGCATCCTCTGCGTCAGCCTTCGCAGCGGCATAGAGTCAGTCGAGATCGACGCTGGCTGTTCCAGAGACGAAGCCAACCCTATGCTTGGCGACTTGAAGGAACAGTTGCATGAAGAATCTGGCGAATACTACAAGTCTCTGGTGAGGCTTGGATTCCAAAGTGAAGCAGATCATCTTTGCCTTGTCATGGGCAAAGATTTTAAGGATGAGCATGATGCTCAGATTTTAGCCGAGGAGATTTTATGCCAAGCCTGATGTACCATGCTGATGAGTATGCTCGTATTCTGGAGCGAATGCAGGATGACGAAATTCCTGATGGCGATTCCATGATCGTCACATGGCTTGAGAAACTGGAAGAGGACATCAACAACAAGGTTGATGGGTACGTGCATCTGATCCGTGAGTTCAAGGATCGTAAGACGATCTGCTCGGAGGAGGCAGCCAGGCTTCTTGCTAAGACTGAGGCATGGCAACGCAAGGAGAAGTGGCTCAAGGACAGGCTCATGGCTGCCATGCAACGGATCGGTGCCAAGCGTATCACGACAGCAACCAACAATGTCTCTGTCTGTGGCAATGGCGGAAAGCAGCCAATCGAGATCATTGGCAAGGTGACGCCTGAATACATCATGACGGTCACTGAGGAGCGAACCGACACTGACAAGATCAGGCTGGCATTGGAGAGTGGCAAAGACTTGGCGTTCGCCGAACTCAAGGAACGTGGCCAGCATCTAAGGATTACTTAAAGGAGTTTGCTATGAGCAAGTGTCACAGCGACATCAAGAAGAAACGTAAGCGTCGCAAGTTCTACGAAACCGCACTTGAGAAGAAGTGCAAGACAGCCTTCGCCAATGAGATTGAGGCTGAGCTTGAGAAGGCCAAGGCCATCAACTTTGCCAACAGCATGGTCGAGTCCATGGATGGCATTCTCAACAAGCGACTCGTTGTCTCGATTGTCGATGTCCGTGAAGGCAGGCAGGTCGTTGTCAGGTACACTGACCCTGAAACATTTCACAGAATCGACAATTACAGCGCTAAACAATTTGCTCATGATGCAGTTCGGTTTGAGTCATACAAGTCTGATGGTCAATCGCTTGGCTTTCACCAGATTATTGACCGCTTTGTTATCAACAACAGAATGGACGCTGCTGCATACCTTGGCAAGATGGCTCACACGATTGGGACAGAGATCGCTCGGCACATCATAACTAAGGTTGTCAAAGATGCTGGCGACATCATAAGTAAACGCAAGTAGCGATATATCGCTTGACAGAATATAAGCATCCGTTAGAATCTTGTTGTCGTTCTACAACCGTCTCGGAACGACTCAAAGGCAGCGGCGAGGGGTTGGTTACACAGCCCCAAACCGTTTCAATTCTCAAAGGATGTATGTTACCATGGAGCCGAATAACGGAGTTTCACAGTCTCAGCCAGTAGCATCGCAACCAACTCAACAGCCAGTTCAGCAACAACAGCAGCAGCAGCCGACCACACCTCAAGTCCAGTACCAGCAGATCAACAGCCAGACTGGCCAGCCCATCGCTCAGCCTCAGGCACCTCAGCAGCAACAGCAGCAGATCAGTGACGATGTCATTGCCACTCGCCTTCGGTCAGACCTGGCCCAACGGCTCAATGTTCCTATCGACCATCTGCCTTCCGACTACAAGTCGATCATGGACATCAACGCTGGTGCCTATTCGCTGATGCAGCGCCAGATGGCAGAGCGTCAGGCCCAGAGCCTTCCTCAGCAGCAGCCACCTCAGGTCGTGCAGCAGCAGACTCAGACCAGCCCTCTGGCAGAGAAGCAGTTGCCTCCAGGCTGGCAGAACTTTGTTCAGAAGGATCAGACTGGCCAATGGCAGCCGACTCACCCGACGTTCATGGCTGTGGCCCAGGATGCCAACTACAACGAGAGCGTCCGTGCAGCCCGTACGAATGCCCTGAACCAGGGTCAGCTTCTACCTGAGCAGCAGCAGTCCATTGAGACGATGATGCAGGCTCGGCTCTCTGAAGAGCGGGAGAAGATGCGTGGCGAGATGTTCATGAACCAGTACGGCAATGAACTCTACGAAACGAACCCTGATGGAACTCGTCGCACACAGCTCAACCCAAGCAGTATGCAGAGTGAAGACTTGCCTAGTGCTCTTGGCATGGAGATGCGTGCTGCTGCCATGGAGATCAGAAATTCTGGTGCAAGGTTTGACAGTGCCACTGATCTTGCTAATATGGCATTGAAGATTGCACGCGAACGTGTCAAGATGAAGCAGGCGGCACAACCTCCTGCTCAAACTCAGCAGACTCCTCAGGCGAGGGATTTGCAAGACCTATTGAACAATCACCAGCGTGCTGGTACAACTACTGGGAGCAATTTGAATACGGCTCCACAACAGTTCAAGGACTTCCGCAGCGAGCTGCGATCAGTTTTGCAAAATGTTCCTGACGGTGCAAGTGGGATGGATTTAGCAAGGGCCATAGGTTTCCAATTGTAAAGCCTGGATACACATGAGACGGTAGCCGCCTGCCAAGGTGGATACAATGGCCGGAACAAATACTATTCAGCAGTATACTTCGACGTGGCAGGCTCGCCTCGACAAAGTAACTGACCTGACGATCCGCAAGCGTCATTTGCTATCGTTCATGTCCAACCGTGGCCGTATCACCGGTCCGGAAGGCGGGCGATTTGTCGAATGGCCGCTCTTCGTACAAGCCAAGAAGCCTCGTGGCTTCGGTCGCAATACACCTCCTACCTATGAGACTGCGGATAACCTCCGTATGCCTCAGCTCAATTGGTCGTCGTACTTCTACGGCGAACAGTTGCACGTTCTCGATCTCGAAGAGAACAAGGGCAAGGAGCAGTTCATCGACCTCGTGAGCAATGCTTACGACTCGGTGGAGAAGTCGTTCTCCCAGGAGTGGGCTGACTACCTGTTCCAGGACGGTTCGACTGCCACTGAAGAGAACCCGATGTACGGCCTCAAGTCGGCCTTCAAATACTACTCAGCAACGACCGCGACATCAGGCGCTCCACGCCAGGGGTATCAGGGCAAGGTTCGCCTTCCCAACGGCACGTACGCTGGGTACGACACTACCCTCGGTGCCAACGGTGGCAACTGGGCTGGCGAGAACGGCTTGACCACCTACAACGCCACCGGCTCTGTCTACTTCCATTACTGGCCAGATGGCACTGGTGATGGCAAGTATGACTTCTGGTCGCCACTGATCGTCAACACGACCAGCCAGGCATGGGGTGCGACGAACGCTGCGTTCGACACGACCTACTGCGAAAAGCAGATCGACTTTGGCTACGAGTATTCTGCTCGTAACAACACGATTGCTGCCAAGGGGCCAATCGAACTGATCCTCATGCCAACCGGCTCAATGCTGATCTGGCGTGAACGCTTCTCCAGCACTCAGCGAACTATCGTTGAGACAATCCCTGTCCCTATGGATGGTGTGATTAGCACGGTGGGTGGCGATCAGACCCGCGTGACTGGTACTCCTTGCATCCTGCACAATGGTTGCATGTTGGCTACCGATTACTCGCTGAACGACACCAACCTAATCATCGGCATCAACCCTGACGCCATTGAGTACCGCACGGTCCACAGCATGAACGCTCAGACTGGCGGAATGCGAATCATGACTCCTCACCGGGAAATGATCCCTGGTGGAAGCGGCATGATGATCGGTGGCATGAGCCATGGTCAGTTCATTATCAACAGCCCTCGGAAGTTGACCTTCTGGTATCCACTGGGCAACTACACCTAAGAAATGGTGTTGGCTACTCCTCAACCTTCCAAGGAAACTTTGACATGAATAACCCGTTTCTGGCAACTGAGTGCCCTATCCAGTATGGCAACTGGGAAGGGCCTGCTGATACCACTCGTGGCATTACGCTTGCCACAGAGCGGCTCGGCAACATGTACTACACCGTTGGCATGGGTTCTGGCGCTGGCCAGATCAGCAAGCCTCGTATCATCATGCTGGTGAAGAACGACTCTGGTGCTACCCTGAGCCGTAACCTTGTGGTCGCTCACAAGGCGACCACCATCACTGGCAGGTATCTTATCGCTGGCCTTGCTGGTGCTTTGTCACTGGTAGTGGCTGGAGTCGTCGAAGATGGGTACATTAATGGTGTGCCTGACCAGACGATCTTCCGGCTGGTGATCGAAGGCGAGCACTATGTACAGCTGAAGACTGCTTTAGATGCACTGGTGACAACCATCGTTGGCCAGGCTTTGACTTGCGGTGGTGGTGGCGAGGTTATTGGCCAGGACAACTCGGTTGCTGCTGGCTCGGCTACCTTCGCTCAGATCAACAGTGTTGTCGGTCAGCAGATGACCATCACGACCAACACGACTGATAATGGCCTTCAGCGTCTTGCCTACGTCAAGATTCCCAAGCTGATCTAATTGTCGCAGTGTCGGTAACAATAGTAGCCAGTCTCCGCTGTGGTGGCTGGCTATTTTTCTAGGAGCCTGCGATGCCCAATTACGAGACGAAAGACAACAACAGCTTCGGGTTCTCAGGAACCACAGGCCGTGCTAAGGTCACTACAGACTTCAGGGACACGTTCGCTGTAACGACTACAGAGACTGAACTGCTCAAGCTCGACAGTGCCCAGTTCGGTGGCGTCTCCTGCTGCATGACGGTATTCAACCGTGCTGCCAGTGCTGCCAGTGTTCGCATCAGGGCTTATGTCAGCAACGACAACTTCAGGACATCGACCAACACAGTGGCGCTGGCCAATGTCTATGACGAGACTGACACCACGGTGTCTTTGCCGAAGACTATCGCTGCTGGTGCTGCGTTCCATTTCATCTTTGGGTACAAGCAGCAGCCTCAGTTGACGACCTTCAGGTTCTGGAAGTTCACGGTGGATGTTGCTGCCAACACTGCCACAGTCGATGCCTACATCAACGCGAAGTAAACTATGGACCTTACATTCCCAGATCGTGCCGTTGGCTTTGAGTCTATCATCGCTACTGCTGCTAACCCATTAGATGGGTATGTGTTGTATGACACCCTGACAGGCACTGGCGAGCTAGTTGACCACGTCCCGGAAAAGGGTGGGCCATGGACTGTTAATGTCGCTGGCACATTCACGCTGTCTGGTGGGAAGGCTACGTTACACGGCGGCCCGCTCAGCGAGCCGCGTGCCTACATTGATGGCGGTGCTAATGGAACTATTACGTTTGAGCTGTATTATGACTCTGGTTTGTTGGTGATGAAGGTTTTCTTTAATCGTCTGGATGACAATAATTTCTGGTACATCGAATCTAATCCTATCTTGGGTGGCGCCCCCAACACTTTCATATTAAAAGAAGTGACGGCAGGGGTTGAGACATCAAGAGGGAATGCTACGTTCCCGGCAGCCACTTCGTCCTGCCAAATCACCGTTGTTTTGAATGGCGACACCGTTCAGGCTACCGTTGGAGCGTCGAGCATAAATTATACTTCGGTGGGGGCACGTCCTAATAAGTCTGCCATCGGGTTGGAGGTTTCTTGTTTCGATAATGATGCAGATTCTACGGTGTCGATAGGTTTTATTTCGCAAACGGTTCCTTAAATCGGTTTGTTATGCAATCATCGACATCCAACCTATCTCTACAACGGCTCTCTCAAGGAATGTTTGATGTCCAGACTTCTCAGTTCGTTTACTCCGCGTCTTCAGAAGGTTGATGCCCCATCGACTCCGCTTCGCCAACTGACTCCAAACGATTCGTCTGCCATTTCATTCCACACGAACAAGTACCCATTCAACACAGCAACACCTACTGGCGTCTTTGAAGTAAGCAACGCCATCGTCGATAAGCAGCAGAAGGTTGGTGCCTGGTCAGAGCCAAAGGTGCTCGATCTCAAGAGCGGCTGGAGGCTCTATGCCTTAGGCGACAACCAGCCACCTTCGGCAGATGACGTAGGCATCGTCTGGAAGCTCAAGTGCGTCAGCCTGGCTGAGCCTGACCCGAAGTATGCCTATGCCCCAGGTGGCGAGTATCTGCTCACCACAGCGTTCCAGTGCGACCTGGAATCGAACCTTGGCATTGTTCCCTATTCATCCGTTCGCCCTGTCTACGACTTCATCAGGGAGCCAGAGACAAGGCGCATGGCTCTGGACAAGTTGGCGTACGGTGGCAGACACACGTTTGTTGCACCACCTCCCAAGGTGGCTCCCAGTCAGTTCCCTGTCGTGGCTATGAAGTTGGCTTACTCCAGGATCACGCACGAAGGAGAGACTAATCTTTCTCCAGCGTTCGACTTTGTTCCTCCGACTCCCCCGGCAGGGTGGACGGCAGCCGAGGCAGGCGAGGTTAGGTTTGGACTTCAGGAGCCGCACCCACAGGGTACGCATGGCTACTATGTCTATGCCCAGTTGGAAGAGTCTGGGCCTTGGCTGCGAATGCCGCACGCCGATGGCGACATCTGGCAGTTGGACAACATGCAGCCAACGCTCATGTTCCCACCGACGGCCATTGAGCATGTTCCAGATTCAGACTCGCATAGCCAGTTGAGCAAAATGAACGTCGCCTTGGCTGACTACGGTGGTGACATCATCATCGACGAAGAGGTTGAACTGACTTCGCCTCTGATCGACGAATGGCGTTCAGGTGCTGGCGAGACGTTCTACAGACGCATCTCCAAGGACAATGGTGGCAGATGGGTGCCGACGTTCAGCACCGGGCCTTACGCATTCCCTCCGTTCGCTCCAGAGCTTCTGGTCTACAACTCCTACTCGCATTGGGTCGGCCTCAAGCTGGATCGCCCTGCATCGCCACGCAACGTCGTATTTTCTGACTGGTCAGGCGGCCAGGGCTTCGGTGTTGAGTTCACGAACTGTGAGTTCCAGCAGGGCCTTCGCGTTGCCGAGGACTCTACAGCCACGGTCGGCGGCCACACAGCCAGCGAGGTCTGGTTCACGAACTGCAAGTTTGCAGGCAAGGTGCCGCTCTGGCTGGCCGGGCAGCAGACTGCCAACATCAGGTTCAACCGATGTTTCGCTCAGAACTTCGGTACCAGCAACCGTTCCATGCCAGCGATCTATATCTCCACGCCGAACACAGTGTCGTTCAAGGGTGGCCTGTTCACTGACTGCCCAGGCAATGTCATCTTCAATGTCACGGTCGTCAACCTCTACATCGAAGACATCTGGGTGGACCAGGGCTTCAAGAGCCTGATCGACATTGCCTCCTGGGGATCAGCCAACATCAAGATCGTTGGTGGCAAGCTGAATGCATGGAGTGCCGTGGGCGAGCGACCGAACCTGGCCAGGAGCTTCAACCCTGTCGAAGCCAGCGATCTGGTGTTCAACAGCGTTGTTCTCCAGTTCAACAACACGCTCACCCTGGACGTTGTCAACCCGCTCTTCAACCGGATGGGCCTTCGATTCGAGGATACGCTTCTTGCACGAGACACGATCCTCAGAGAGCCGACGCAGATTCAAACGCAGACGAATGGCTACCTGATCTATGGCTATCCGCCATCGGCCTGGCCTGACGTGCAGATGCCTGGCTACAACATCATCGTTCCTTCCATTTCCTCCAGCCCTGGCATACTATCATCTTCTACGGTAAGTATCATAATCCCATCTCAGACGATTGTAGCGAATAGTCTGACTGGTCAACCAGTTGTGTCCAGGGAATCATGGACTTCTTGAGGACCTTGGTATGCAACTCCCGCAACAACCACCTGACGAAATGACCTGGCTGCTGCGTATGCTGGCAGCAGGTGCTGGTGGTATCGCGTCTCTATTCGCCTTGTTTATTGCCCCTCCAAAGGACACAATGGAGCGGGTTGTTCGTTTCTTTGCTGGGTGCTTCTTTGCTGGCTGCCTTGCAGGGTTCATTATCCCTATTCTGCACCTGGCCTTCGGCATCGACAACGTCTTATTTGTCGGTATTGTCTGCGGTTTATGCTGCTGGTGGTTTGCCATATGGGTCGTCACATGGAGCAAGGATGGTGGCCTTGCCGCTTTCCTGTCTCGCCGGTTCCAAGACTACACTGACAATAAACCAAAGCCAAAGAATGGAGACTAGCAGTGGAAACCACATGGGCTGTCATCAACATGGTCGTCTCAAGCGCCATCGTCATTGGCGTTGCTATCAACTGGGGCAGGTACAATGAGTTGAACTGCATGGAGCGAACTGGGCACAGTGCTATGGCGATATTCTGTGCTGTCATTGTGATGAAGTCAGCGTACCTGCTTTCACTGCAAGAGTTCAGGTCTGATATGTTCGGCATCCTGTTCCGATGTTCGTACCTTTTGTGCATCATCGGCAACACGTATCGCAATCACAAGAGGACGTTCGACATCTGGGTAAGGGAAGATAGAGCCACGGTAGCTCGCAAGGAAGTTCACTGCTAACGCTGCCCTGCTTTTGCCTTGGCCGCTGCCTGTGCCTTCTGGTCCAGTATCTTATGCATCTGCATGAGGGCCTGGATTTCAGGAGGCAGTTCTGCTTCCTGGCCTTTGAGTTCCGGCTTGAGATAGACCTGCTCACGGCTCTTGAAGTTGCCAGACTCACGCATGAGACGTTCGATGGCGTTCCTGGCAGCGATGCTGGCAGCCTGCTCCTGATTCACATCCACGGAACGAATGCCGGTCCCAAGATTCAATAGCGTTGCCAGTACGCCATTGCGTTCGGTGCTGAATGCTCGGTCTGCTGTGCTGAACACTCGGCTGAGCGGCGTTCCTGTCAGAGACTCGGTCAGGCCACGGCTGAACTGGTTATCGCCCAGTAGTCCTGAGATCACAGGGCTAGGCCTGAGGTCTTCGAGGTTCCTTCCAGAGAATATCTGTCGGCCCGTTGCCATCTCGTATGGCGTCTTCATGACAGGGTTACTGCTCGATGCCATCCTTCTGATGGACTCGATAGGATGGCCGGACACCAGGGCAGCCAGTGCTCCAATGGTTTCGTCTTCGGCAGGCAGGCCGAGGCTACCAAGGAATCTCTGTGATCCTTCCGGTGCCCCTGGCAATGGAATGGCTGTGCCGCTGCTGGCCCAGGCTGGCACGAAGCTATCATCGCTTCGACCACTGTTGACCACGCTGAGCATGGCGTTGTAACGGCCTGGATCGCGTGAGATCATGTCGGCTTGTGAGATCAGATTCTGCTTCGAGAAATTGAAGAAGGGCACAACATTACGAGCAGTGCCTTGCTCGAACGACGTGAGGTTCGAGTAGTCGCGTTGCGTCACCTTCACTCGCTTGGCAGCAGCCTCAGCACTGTACCCTTCCTCCATGAGGTTCATGATCTGCTGAAGTCTGGTAGCTTCGTTTTGGAATGCGTGGCCAGTCTCCATGGCAGCAGCATAGCCACGGACCGGGTCGATGACTTTGCCAGCGTAGGTCGCAGCCTTCTCCAGCAGACCAGGCTTGGATGTTGGTGGAGGAGCCGACTCTGCGATTGCCTTGAGCGTAGAGTTGGATGCAGTTGGCTGGGCTACTTCTGACGCTACTGTGTTATCAACAACGCTATGCGATATTTCTCCTGCTGACTTTAAGTTTTTTACAGCAGCGTCCCCAGCAGCGCGGGCCTCTTCCTTAGAAGCTCCTGAGTTTATCTTGCCATAGAAAGTGTCGTAGTAAGCATTGAACTTACTCGAATGCTCAACAGCAGTTTCTGCTACTGGTGTCTCAAGGCCATCCTTGAGCTTCTTGAGAATCAGGTTGTACCATTCATCTTCTGACACTCCAGGCATGAAATTAGAGGCGAAGTTTGACCTGGCTGTATCTCTGGCTATTTCCTCCATAGTTTGTATTGGTCTATTGATTGGGGGATGGTACATGGTTTGTTCCATGCCATTTATCTTGATAGTTGTCTGGCCTGAACTACCAGCCTTATCTCCTATGCTTGGCAAAACTTTAGCAGCAGGTTTTGCCTCTTTTGCAGCAGCAGCCACTTCGTTGATGACACTATTAGATGCAGGAGCCTTGGCTGCCTGTTTGATCTGCTGTCCATACCCCATCAGTTCCCGCAGTGGCGTCATGCCCATGGCGGTACGCTTAGCTTCGCTGGTGATCGGCTCGGCAAAGTCTCTGCCGATCTCCTTGAGCGTCCTTGGCACTTGGGGCTTGGCAATGTTGAATGCAATGTCTCCAGCACCAGTGACGCCGGTGCCCAGCAGTTCATGGACATTGCTTTGAGCTAGAACGCCATGGGTGACACCTGCCTCGTACGCAGACTGTGCCTTGGCCAGTTTCGCTGGGTCAGTGAGAGTTCGATTGAGATAGCTGGTGGCATTGCCAAGGTTCTTGATTGGCGACGATCCGCTGACTCCCTGGTTGACCAATTCGCCAGACCAGTTGCGAACGAAGTTGGCAGGCCAAGGAACCGTGACTCCATAGCGGAAGGCACTTGTCATCTTGCTCAATGCCTGCGACACACTGCCAGGTGGCTTCGGCCCTGCCAGTTCCTTGCCCAGGTTGTCGATCAGTTTCTTATCAACGCCCCGGCTGGCCAGGTCGTCAATACTGGATAATCCTGTCCTCTTTAGCAATTCCTGCTCAGCACCCTTCATCCCCAGTTGGTCGATGGCTTCCTTGAGGCTGATGACGTTGGCGACGTTGTTGGTCTTCGTCAGCATCTGGCCGATGTCTTTGCCTTCTTTGGCGAGCACATCGAGTGCTCCTTCTCGCACGGCCCTGATCGAAGCCAGACCGACGCCATAGTTCGACAGCCCAAGGTATGGGTCTTGGCGATAGAAGTAGCCACGTTCAGCAACCTTAGGCTCAAGCTTTGAACTGTACTCTGCCAGTTCCCTTGCAAGTGCCCGACCTGTTGGTTCGTCGGTGAGAATCTTTTCTGCTTCGTCGCTTAGCTTGACACCTTTTGATCCAAGCCTGCTTTGTTGCAGGCCACCTTCCCGGAGAATCTCATCATAGAACTCATCAGCCTTCTTTTGGATCGCTGCCTCGATTGCCTGCCCGTCGTATGCTGCTCCAGCGACTTTCCTGTTAGCAATGCCGCTGATCTCAGGATCGGTCATGAACCGCTCGATCTGCTGCGTCCCGCCTGGGACCTTGTTGAACATCTCCTTACGTGGAAGGTACTGTGTCCCAACCTTGTCGCCGGTGTCAGCCATCGTTCGTGGCGAGTAGCCTTCGTGCCCCCATATGCTGTACGAGTGGTCGATTTCCTTGCCAACTGCTTTGGCAGCAGCAGCCTGGTCGCTGGTATATTTGCGTGCTGCTGTGGAATAGTCATCTGCAAACTTGCTGATGACTTGCGATTGCTGAGGAGTAGCATTGGTTGGCATGTAGGCCTGACCAAGCTCATTGCGTGACACGCTGCCTCTGTTCAACGCCTTGGCAGCTTCATCCTGGCTCATACCGAGTCGCTGTAGCTCATTCAACGCATCAGCCTGAGCTTGCCCTTGTGGGAGAACTGCCTCGCGTGCAGCAGACGACAGAGCCTCGGTGCGAGGTGCTACAGTCTTGCCAAACTCATCGACGATGGGTGCATAGCCGCTGACGTTGCCAGCACCCTTCTCAAACGACGACCGCAGCCATGCCACTGGTGAGAAATCTGTGCCAGGAATGGTCGCCCTGGTGGCAGCACTCCAGCCTTTGTCAAGGCCTTCGGCTGCTGCCTGGCCATACTTACCAGTCCCTAAGACGGCGATATTCTTCTGCCTTCCGATACCTGGGATCATTTCGGCGTACCAAGGCCGGTCGGCAATCGCTGCCCAACCACCTTGAGGCTCATACTTAGTGATTGACCCACCGTATCCAGCAGTAGTTGTCGCTGCCCCACGTATACGACCAGCCAGTGTTCGTTCCAATGGTGCTACACCAGCAATCCCCTTGGAAGCATGCTCGCCAAGTTTAGTCAATGCCCCTGCTGGGCCGCGAATCCATGCCAGAGGGTCAGACACGATGTCTAGAGCCAGCCCTGCACCGAAGTTGCCCCAGGTGTTCTCGCCATCAGCAAGGCCAGCCTGGCGAAGCAGATCGCGTCCTTCGAGGCGATGCTCGGTCAGTGGGTTGATTATTCCGCCCAGCCAGCCTTCTCCTGGCTTTGAGTTGGTAATTCCAAGTGTGTCTGACAGTGGTATCAGGTTGGCCAGAGACTTCAGGCCTTCGCCGATGTCTCCTTTCATTAGGCCGCTGGCCAGGCCGTACAGAGCCTGCTGAGGCTTGCCGAGTGTTTCGCCCAAGTAGCCAAGGCCAGTGAGAACGCCCTTCGTGGCGAAGTTGTTGATCCACGGATTGGCATCGTCAGCCTGGTCTGGCGGCTGCTGCTGCGGATTAACTCCATACCCATTGGATGGGTTGTACAGGTCTGAGTAGTAATCAGGCATGGTAAGCCTTTACTTGAAGTCTTGCGGATTAAGCCCAGGTAGCAGACCCATCATCTGTTCATTCACCATCTCGGTCAAGCCATTGCGTACCATTCCTGGCCTTGGAGATGATTTGCCCATCAAGGAATCGACAAATGGTGCCAGGGCAGGGTTACGTTCTTTAGCCTTGTACACTTCATCAGCAGTGATCCCCATGCCTTGGAGCCTGTTGATGAACTCAGCCCTGCTCACACGGTTGGGATCGAACCCTTGAGCAGCAGCACCGAGGAACAAGGCAAGGTCTTTAGGCTTGCCAGTTTCTCGGTTCATACCGGAAATAGATGACGCTCGGTCAAGTATATCTGTCAGTCTGGCACCAGAAGCAATGTCCTTAGGCAATACTCCAGAAGCTTCAGCCTGGTCGATAGCACCACCCCTTGTGCCAGGAGCGAGCTTCTGGAAGTGCCTGTCGAACTCTGCCTGTCGCTTTTGTGCGATGGCATCCTGCCGATCCATGGACTGCATTCCAAACCTTGCCATGTCAATCTGATTGGAATTGGCAGCGTTCTCCTGGCGACCGATCATGTCCATCATAGCCATCGACTGACGGCCAATGGCAGCACGCTGGTCCATCCCATGGGTATCGACCGATGGCCGTGACGACCCGGTACGGAACCCGCTGACGCCCAGCGTGTGGATCGGGCCGTTGTCCATGAAGCTGTCGGTGAACGGCAGGCTCGCATAGGGGTTGCGAGTCATCTGCTGGTTCCACTGGGGAGGCATGGCACCGCCTGTGTAGCCTCCGTGGAATCCATCGTCGATAGTCGCCTGCCCTGCGTACGGGTTACTAGGCCCTTGTATTAGCGATGCATCAGCCATGCCACTGGCCCGCGATGCCCACTGCTGCATAGGCTGGCCAATGGTCATGCCGATAGCGTTGTCTATTGACCCAGCGTTCATGAGGTACGGGTCGGTCTGTTGCTGAGGCGATGCCTGGGCAGCCTGGTAGGCAGCGTTCGTGCCGATAGGACCTTGCTGCGGCATCGCCAATGACTTGAACAGGTCGTTCATGCCTGGTGATGGCTGTTGAGGATTCATGATCTGTGGTTGGGCAGGCATGGACTGTTGAGGCCCAACTGTCATGTTGATAGCATTGCCAGCAGAGCCAGCATCCAGGAGATATGGGTCTTCCTGCTGGCGAGGATCATCACCGACGAAGTAGCCGTACATGTGTCACTCCTAGAGCTTGCCGATGATGTTGGCCAATAGTTGCTGCTGAGCCAGTTGTTGCTGCCACTGCTGCTGCTGAGCCTGGAGCTGCATCTCCTGTTGCCTTGCCAGTGCCGAGGTGTAACTGCCGTACAGCCCGGCATTGATGCCTTCGCCCTTCTGCTGGGCATCTCGGTTGCCAGCAGCCGCTGTCCAGTTCAGGTTCGTTTCATTGGCAGCAGCAGCAGCACCAGCCTTCTGGTTGCTCGTCTGCTGCATGAACTGAGTCAATGGACTCATAGGGCTGAACCCGCTGTTGGCAGCACGAGTGGCGTATCCTCGTGTCTGGTTGGCCGCCTGGGCATAGAGTCTGGCTGTCTGGCTGTTGGCCTGATTGTTGATCTGGCCTTGATCCCAGACGCCTGCTGTGCTGGCCCAGCTTGGCGATGGGATCGGCTGGCCCCATGATTGGAAGTTGTAGCTGCCAGTGCCGCCTCCGCCACCTATGGTGCTGAGCAGAGAGTCATAGAGCTTGTTCTTGCGGCCCTGGTTCTGGGCATTGAAGTCCAGGCTCTGCTGCTTCATGGCATCGCCATAGCCGTTCTCGCCTGGCTCAATGAGACTGGCAACGCCCTGGTACAAAGGGCTGTAACCCATGGCACCACCGACGTCAGCGCTTCCAGGGATGAAGCCATATTTTGAACCAGCCTTCACACCTTGCATCGGCATGTTAGTTACCCCTAAGTCACGACGTTAACCAAGCCATTGGTGACGGAAGCAGTTCTGCTTTTAAGGACTCTGGTAACGACTGGCAGGTTCTTCCTGTACCGATTCGTCCAGGTTGTCACAACTTCCCACTGCTCTGATAGTGTAACGAATATCGTCTGACCTGCAACGGGAGGCTGGATTCCATTGTCACCAGCAGTAACAAAGGCAGTGCCGGTGACGGACGCAGTGAATGCTTCACCAACGACACTGGCAGCATCAGTGCCTGAGGCCACAAGGTTCGACAGGCTGTCGCCTACGACCTCGATTCCGGTCTGGGCATCCGTTGACTTCGTCACCCCTACAGCGACGATCTTGACTTCAATGGTGGTGTCGCCTCCTGCTGCGTCTTCTGTGACCATGGCCGGGCAGTCGCGGGTTCTGACTTCGATTCTGGACTGACGCCGCGTTCGCAGGCCGCTTCCCACATTCCTCGGAACTCCAGGTTGAGGGTTCTGCACAAGGAAATCAGACACATGGCTGGCAGAAGGATCACCAACCCCCAGGGTAGTACCTCCCTGTATATCTGCAATAGTATCACGAGCTAAGCCTCTTGAGAAACTGGGTTGCCTTGACAATGCCGACAGACCAGCAGCGATCTCGCGTGCGAGGTCATTAGGGTCCTTGTAGACCTTGCTCCTGATGCGAGCGCTGATGGTGTCGTATGATTGTGCCATCCAGCTATGATAGCACGACAGGCTAAAGCGGTACAGGGAAATCAGAGTCGATGACTGTCCATGAACCGCTTTGGCTAGAGTACGATGCACTGATGCTTACATCTCCGAATGTTACTGACTGACCGTTGGCACACCCGATCACAAGGAAGTAGAAATATATTTGTGCGTTCGGGTCAAGGAACACTTCCGAGTAATGGTTGGCAGACGATGGCACTGACCATGGTATCCCAGTGAAAGTGATATTGCCGCTCCCATCGACAACCCCATAGTCGTAGTAAGTTATCTGGCCAAGGTTCCTGTCAAGCACACCATCTACTACACTTGTTCCAATCTCAAAGACAGCCCATGGCCTTCCTGCCGCAGACGTATTACCAAGCCCTGGGCCATCGACCACCCAATCACTTCCGTCTGGGTAGAACTGGTCTGTGAAAACAAACTGAGATGCTTCTTGAAGGAACGGAACACAAAGAACTCCCTTGCAGGCGAACCCATTGACCAGGCAGGCTGTGCATGACTTCAGCACTCTCTGAACAACCGGTACGTTCTTGCGGAATCGCTTCGTGTTCGTGGACGTCACTTCATACTGCTTGGCCAGGACAATGTTCACCGTCCTGCCAGCAGCAATCGGCTGGATGCCAGTCTCGCCGTCGTTGACAATAGGCTGGCCAGTGATCGAAGCATCGTATTCTGTGCCATCGCCAACGGTCAGGTTGCCTACGACCTCGATGCCAGTGGTGCCGTCAGTTGCCTTCGTGACGCCATCGCCAGCGACTTTGACTCTCACAGTCGTATCTCCAGCGACGGCATCGACCATGACGATAGCTGGCAATGTCTTCGTGTCTGTCTCGATCCGAGTCTGACGACGAGTCTGTAATCCACTGCCGACGTTATTGGCAACGCCTGGCTGCGGGTTCTGCACAAGGTAATCGGAGATGTGCCCAGCAGATGGATCGCCAACGCCCAGGCTGGTGCCGCCCTGGACATCGGCAATGGTGTTGTCGTTCAGACCACGCTCGATGCCAGGCTGACGTGCGATGCTGGCCAGACCATCAGAGAAGTCCTTGGCCAGCTCGTCAACGTCCTTGTAATCCTTGCTGGTGATCTTCGCAACCAGAGCGTCTATCTTGGAGTTGGTCAATTGCCAGCCCCATCAATCCTCATCTCAATGATCTTCGGCTTGACCTCACCAGAGCTGCCGTCGATACCGAACTGCCATTCAAAGTTGATGGGCTGGTCAGATTCACCTGGGACATCCAGTGTCTTCTTGATGATTGCCAGTGGCGTGCCCATCTTCAGTTCAGTCTGAGTGAACGACCTCTTGGGGTTCATGGCTGTGGCACCCCAGGTAGACCGTGCCTGGACATTGCGTACGGCCTTCTTGGAATCTCCATCGCGGAAGATGGTGAGTTGACCGTAAAGCTCTGACTCTTCGTTGGGTGCCACCTTCATGGCAAACCCGATAGGCTGGCTGCCATCCATACGCTGGGCATTGAAGCTGGCAGTCTTCAGGTGGTACTTGATCCCACCCAGTTGAATCTTGTCGCCCTTGGCTGGCATGATGTCCATAGGTGTACCGAACTGAATCTCGGCACCATCCTGGAATGTGATAATGCGATCTGTGCCAGCAGCACTGCCAGTGACGATCACCATAGGTACGCCTTCACAGGTCTTGGGAGATTCGCTGAGCGTGATGCTGTAGACGCTGTTAACTGATGCTATCGTGAGTAGCGTGCTGCCTGGCTCCATAAGATCAAGACTGCCAGTATCAGCTGCAAGAATCTTGCCCTCAGACGTCCCCAGGAGAGGTCTTCCAGTAATGGCCAGAGAGTAGCAGGATGACGATATAGGCCTTGGGTACTCCTCCAGCCAAAATCTATTTCGGCGATAATCGTAACAGATGGCATGTTGTGGGAATGTGTCACCAGCCAGCGTGACGTACCATTTGATAGTGCTAATCTCCTGGTGCAGGATAGCGTGCCAGAAACAAAGGTCGGCATTCCAGTTGATACGATAGCCATTGGTTCCTTCCCTGAACAAGTCGCCCACTGGCAATGAGATATGCGTTGGATCAGGACCTCCAGAGAAAGCATGGATGCCTTCCCGGTCGAGCATGAAGCACGCGCCTTCTACAGATACCGCACAACGGAAGTTGACGCAACCCCGCTTGGCAGCCGGGCTGATCTGGCCGTCCACGCCAGGGTCTTCAGAGAAGTTGAACCGATAGATGTTTCTCGTCTTTGTGATATAGAGTGCATCGCCATAGTTCACCAGTCCGGTGATCTGATCGCCATCCTGAGGCATCAGCAATTGTGCTGTCAGTGGCCATGCCTCAGGCCCAGCCGTTGGGTCAGACCATCTGATGACATTCTCTTCGGCAGAGTAAGGGGCAATGGTGTAGAGTGCAAAGTTGTCTGTGACGCCAGCATAGGACGTTGCCAGTTCCATCGTCTGGTCTGTATCGTCCACTGTTTTGATTAGATACTCTTTGTTCCCTGCAATGAACCTTCGCCCTGCAAACTCGTTGGTCCAGTCAGTTCCAACGCCTGTGACAGTAGTGCTGCCGTTGGTAACCTGGGAAGACCCCTTGGTGTAACGTCTGCTGCCAACTGCAAAAATCCTTCCTCTGAGTTCTGCGATGAAGGGCTTGTCATTGGGAGGTTGTGCATAGAGGTAAGGTATTGTGTAGCCATCAACATCTGTAAAGGTGATAACGTCAGCAAGAGCAAGTTGTTCGTCGGTGTTGCTGCTTGTGAAGCTGGTGCTAGAGAGATCGGTAGTCTCGATGTCGAGGTAAAAGTTCTGGAGTTGGCCACTGGTGTTCCTCCATATCTGGCGTTTGACGATGCGTGAATCAGTAGGTGCCTCCACCTCCTGGTACTTAATCACGTTCCTGGCAGTGATCTGGACGACATCCGAGAGCGGCCCTGGATCACTGACGTAGCTATCCTTGTCAACCCAACGCTGGAAGCACTGGTACCTTCCAGTATTGCTGTTCGCTGCCCCTGACGTTCCAGCATCGTCGTAGATGTAGAACGACCCGATCATCGTGTCCCAGATGCTGCTGTACTTGTTGTTGCCGGTATTGACGGCCTGCATACCTAGCAGGTAGTTCTTCAGGCGAATGACCAGGGTACTGTTCGGAACTCCTCCGGTCAGTTCACTGGCACTCTGGGCTGCTGCTACCGAGGCATATTGCTGGAACATGGCCAGACGTGCGTACTGGCTCTGCTGGCCTTCTGAAGAGTAGACAAGGGTTCCGTTGTTGCCGCCGCCAGTGTAGGCTCCTGCTACCTTGCCATACTGGGAGAAGTTGACCGTGATGAGCCTGGTCGATCTCGCTGTGAGTGGATCAGTAGTCTGGCTGATCTCATTGGCATAGTCAACGCTGCTGAGGATGGTGCAGGCAGTCTTGGGAGCTGGCACCCCGGCAGGCGACAGGTCAACCTCGTTGTACCTCATGCGATACATTGGCCCCAGGCCGGTGGCAACGAGCAGGGTTCCATTGCTTGCCTGGAGCATGGATGCTGGGCAGACGGCAGGGATGTTCGTCCCAATCTCGCCCAGCCTGGACATGGAGCCGGTGACGGCAAAGCCAATAGTGGCTGTGCCGCTCATGACGCCCAAACCATTTGAAGTTATGCCGAGGAAACGCATTCAGTTGATTCCGTAAGGCGATGCAACTATCATAGCAGAGTGGCTGGAGGTATCAACTCCAGCCACTCCTATCCACAACGTCCTTTCAAGGAGGATCGCCATGTCTGTTATTAGACGTAGACCTGTAGAAGTAATTTGCAATGAGTGTTCTAACGCTTTTATGATAAAGCCTTCCCTTTTGGCCAAAAGGTCGTTGGTGTATTGCTCAAGAAAATGCTATCGAGACAGCCATAGGTCAAGATTTTGGAGCAATGTTACAAAAAGCGACAACTGTTGGTCATGGAATGGGTGTACCAATAAATTTGGATACGGCGTCATTGGCAAGGATTACAGAAATATCCCAGCACACAGGTATTCATGGGAATTGCATAACGGCCCTGTGCCTCAAGGATTAATAGTTTGCCATAAGTGCGACAACCCGCCATGCACCAACCCATCCCATTTGTTCCTTGGCACACACAGGGATAACGCAATTGATAGGGAGAGCAAGGGGCGCGGAGCAAGGCAAGACGGTATTCATAACCCAGCTTCCAAGATAACCCCAGAGATCGTTTTGTTCATATTTCAAAGCAGAGCAGATTCCAACAAAAGCTTTCCAGACATAGCAAGGGATATCGAGAAAACTTTTGGAGTATGCGTTTCCAGGTCATTGGTTGAGCTTGTCTTGAAAAGGAAACGCTGGTCTTGCGTTGACATCAGCGCTACACTGCTACGCCAACATAAATAAATTGGTCGCCTGCTGATGGGACGAACTGCAAAGGCTGGGACGACGAGATGGTTGTCAGGCCACTGCTGCTGGTGAAGCCACTGCACACGCGAGGCGTCAGGCCAACATTACTGCCAGTTAGCCATACCAGTGCAGCATTACGGAAACCATTGTTCGGGTAGCTTGCCCCAGTCAGCGACCCTGCAAAGGCAATGTTCGTTGGAGCCGGTGCAGCCTGGACGGTGGACACTCCACTGACAGCGTCCAGGAGAATCTGGCTCTGGCGAGTGGCAGCTGTTGTTGACCCTGCGATCTGGATGGCGTCCACTTCAAGGTTGTCGGTGCCAGCAAATAGACTGTCATAGACCTTGGCTGGGTAGACGCAGCATTCAAGAAGAACGAATCTGGCTCCTGCTACCTTGACGTATATCATCAAAGGCCCTGCGGTCGCCGTGTCAGTTGCATCAAGCACTGCCGAGTAGATTCCTCCGCTGATGTGCGTTGCCCCACCTGAGTTCTTGTTGGCCAGCGTGGTCGCACCATTGACGCCTAGCTTGATGTCTGTGTTGGCTGGCGTGAGTCCAGTCTCTGGAGTATATCCATCAACCTCGTCCACAAAGACACCAAGGAATATCTCCTGGCTTGCTGTCGCTAGTTTAAGTGCTACGGCCATTAGAGTGTCCCTGTAGTGTCGCTGGAACTGTTGACGTCGTTCACCACCATAGTGAACTGCTCTGCTACACCGGAAGTTACAGAGCGAGTTCCCTGGTCGAAGATCGACACAGCAAAGAGATAGCCAGTGGTGCCACCCTTGGTACTGTTCGTTGTGATGAAGAACCCACAGGCGTTGAATGCTGTGTTTGGTGTGATGTCAGCTGCAACTGTGTTGGAGATGGAATTGCCGCTGGCAGCACCGAAGCTGACCTGGGGCCTGGTTGTTTCGTCGTAGTCAGTGATCTCGGTCCATCCTGCGTGGCTGGCCATAGTGTCCGAGGTGCTGAACCCGCTGAACGTGTCAGCATCTATGAGGCCAACGTAGTACGCAGAAGGTTTTGCCACTGCACCCAAGGCAATGTCTAGCAACAAATTCAAGCCTTCGCTTGTGACCAATGCACTACTCCAGTTCGTATGCCGACATGGTAGGCTGGTATCCGATGAGGCATTCTCCCCCACCATCCTGCGTCACCACAGCCCTGCCAAGCGTTCTGTTCAGTTCAATGATCGAGATAATTGGCTGGCTGCCAATGCCGCCTTGCACTGTCATGTATGATAGCGTGCATTGCCTGATTGTGCCAGATGAGAATCGAATCACGATGACATAGTTGCCATCCTCGAAATCCGTTCCCAGCATCATCGAATAACCAAACACCGGCCTCTCTTCATCGAGTACAGGCAGTAGCACTGAGTCCACCAGCGTTGTACCTTCCAGCCAGAAGTCCACGGTGGCAATGGTGTCAGGCAGTTCAGGTGGCGACCAGATGATGTTCAGGAACTGCCCACGAGAGAACCTGCCCCAGTAATACACATCTTGCATTTTCTTGGTGAACTGAGGCCCGAACGGTGCCGCAGTCGGAGCATAGGCATAAACGACAGTGAAGCTGGCTGACCCAGTGTTGTCAGGCGTCAGAGCCGTTGCCGTTGGTGCTGTGAGTGTGACCGTGCCAAATGACGCACTGCCGGTACTGTTCTCAAAGGCAACAGCCGTAGGGGCTGTCAATGTCACTGTGCTGAACGATGCACTGCCAGTGGCGTCGTTTACTTCAAAGGCTGTTGCCGTTGGCGCAGTGAGCGTAACGGTGTCGAACGTCGCTGTGCCGGTGGCATTGGTGATGCCTGTCTTGGCGGGGAAGTAGTAAGGCCCATCCGACATGATGGCGTATGGGTTGGAATAGAGTGCTGCTACTTCAGTGGCACCCAGTGCCCTGTCCCATGCCTGAATCTGGAGATACTGTCCATCGTAGGCAGAGCCACCCCCAGTAGGATTGCCACCAGCAGCGAAGTCATAGCCATCGGTAGGCCATGCTACGCCGCTCAGACCGCCTTCGGTATGGACCAGTCTGCCGTTGAGATACCAGTAGTGCGTGTGCGTCAGGCCAGAGGTGTTGTCGCCAAAGGCCCTGACATAGACCAGATCGTTGACCTGGCCCAGCTCCATGCCTACCGTGTTGGCTGATGCCGATCCGTCTGCACCTCCGATACCTCGGTAGGATATATTGCCAGATGTGTCGGCGAATATGTTGAGGATTCTTCCAGACCCAGCCGTACCTGCAACATCAAGCACGGCGGTAAATCCGCCTGGCCAGGTGCGCGGGATGTGCACAACGCGAACGGTATGGCTTCCACGGACAGGGTTAAAGGTGCTGAGAACCGTCTTGTTGTTTCGTACATAACCTTTCCCATTCCCAACGGCCAGACCGTACTGCGTCCACTCAGGATCAGTTCCTGTGAAAGAAAGAACGCCAGAGGACTGGCCGCTACTATCGAGTGCTTCCTTGCCACCCCGTTCATTGAACAGGTAGTTGAGCCATAGTCCATGGGCAATTGGATTGCCATAGTCTACTTGAGTTCCAGGCGAAGGCTGTGTGTACAGGGTGTCTGTGGACTGGTTCACGATTGCTCCAGACTAGACCACCTGGAACCCGCATGGCTTCATGTTGATGAAGTGATTGCCTGTTGTCGAGTTCAGGGCAACGCCTGATCCATTGATTACGAATATGCCCCAGTGGCGAGGTACGCCATTGAACAGGCGAGCGATGCTGACCTCGGCAAAGTCGTACGACCTGTCGCTCGTGGCATCTACCGTGATGCGTGCCACAGGCCTGAGCGCTGCACGCTTCTTGTTCATACTGGCAAAGGTAAGGTTAGCATCAGAGCCAGTGACGCCTCCAGGATAGGCGACCGTGTTCGGTACGTCGTCGATGCTTCCATAGGCCCAGACCTCGATGGTGTTACCAGCGGTCGGGCTAGTACCAGTGGTGATTCTTCCAGCCACATGGACATCAGGATAGATATTGGTCCCATTGTCCACGGCTGTAGATTCTCGACCAGCCAGGAGGTTGGTGCTGTCGTTAGCAAGGGATGCCAGCGTAATCGTCAGGGCCGAGACGTTGACATACCTGAAGTCGATGTTATTGGCCATTAGTTCTGGAACCTCAATGGGCCAGTGAAGTCAAGCGTGAAGGTTCCGCCAGTGGTGCTGATGTTGGAACCGAAGTCGCAGTAGGCTACTAAATTGTCTGCCGAGGCCAGGCCACCTCGGTGTTTGTACACTACAGCAGCACGAGCGGTGATCGTCGATGTTGCCCAGGTAACATCGGCAAAGGTAATGTCAACCCGGTCATTGGCGGTGTCGAGCGTTACAGTAGCGGCAGTTACTTTTCCATCGGCTGTATAACCAGTGCCGCTAACCTCGTTGGTCACATCAGATCGCTTGGTGTGGGTGTCTTTGTTCGGAGTGTATGTGCTAGTGACGAGCATGGCGTAGAACGTGTCACTGCCAAAGTCAATGTCACCATTGGCCACGTCATTGATGCATGAATTATAGAGTACGTTGGCCATGAACCACTCCTATGGAAGCAATCGCTTTGGTCGATACCCGATCAATGCCTGGCCTGAATCATCCTGGGTCACGACTGCCCGGCCCAGTGCCCTGTCAATCTCCATCATAGCAATAATCGGCGACGTTCCTATCCCACCTTGCACCTGGAAATATCCAAGCGACACATACTGAACGCTGCTCAACTCGTACTGCATTACTGCCACGTACGACCCATCGAGGAAGTTATCGCTCAGGAACAGCCGTGTGAAGAATGTCTTGTTCGGACTCTTGATGTATGGAATCTGTTCGGAAGCTACGTTGGTGCTGCCTTCCAGCCAATACTTCACAGTCGGTACGTCATCGGGCAACTCTTCGGTATTGAGTACCACATTCACGTACTGACCACGAGAGAACTTTCCCCAGTAGAGGCAGTCTCTGCCATCCATGAGGCTCTCCGCTAATAGACCGAGAAGGAAAAGACTTGCTGGCGTGGCTGGAGGCCTACGCCCCAGTTGGCTACGATCTGGTAGTTACCCGATCTGGCAAAAGCACCAGAGACAGTGAACGAACCCTTATAGACATAATCCAGGTTGGTTGCATCGAACGTAGACACAGTGCCAGTGGCCTTGGGGGTAGCCGAGTCGGAGCCATAGACACGGAAGGTAGGCAGGGAGTCAGGCGCTGCTGGACTGCCGTTGGTATCGACAACGCTCATCAGGAAGAATGCAGTCCCATTGAGTGGTACATATCCGATGAACATGCTGCTGTCCCTGTAGGTTCCCGCTATGCTACGTTGCTACTCCAGCCTTGTCAATGAGACATAGGCAAGGCCGCCTCTACTCTCGATGCTGCCCTTCTGAAGCGAGAAGATGTTGATCTGCTCACTCATAGCCTCAGGAGGCAACGCACCTGGGTCTGTGTCCGACACCAGACCAGCGAACTCCTTGATTAATGATATTTGTGCAGGCCTATCATTGTCCATGTCATACTCCGTTTACGAATTGGCAAGTACCACCACAGCCTTCATGACTTTGCTGCAAGGCTTGCTAAGTCAGCACGTAATACGAATCCCACAGGCCAGGCCACCCTAAGTTGCCAGACCTGAACGACCCGGCAACCCTGATCGAGTCTGCATTGGCTGTCTGTGCCTTCGCCAGGTAAAGCATTCGTTCGTAGTTGTCGATATGCACCTGAACCAGCTTCGGCTCCATTGACCTGAGCCTTGCCAGTTCCAGCCTGGCAGCGTAAGCGATCACTTCGTACATGATCGTATTGTCAACATCCAGGATGTCGCTGATAACATACGACACGTCTGCTGCTGCCGTCGTCAACGCGCTGGCTGTTACCAGATTCGTTGAGTCTGTCACTGTCTTGACAACTGACTCATCCACTGGAGGATACCTGCCGTCAGCCGATGTTGGCAGGTTGATTCGGTCACTGTACGTTCTGATGACGCTTCCCACATGACGCTGGGTAAACAACGTCTCTGATCCCGACACAGCAGTTGACAATGCTGTTGTTACCGTCCCTGAGGACTCGCTCCAGTTCCTGATGTCCTTCGGATGCCTGACATACCCTAAACGGCAGCGTAGCTCGGTGGTCGGATAAGGCCAGAGGCTCAGAAGGTTCTGCCCCACGTTCGCTATGTCTCTCGAAATCGTGAACCATCGAGGGCGACCTCCTGTAGTAAGCCACTGGCGTTTGATGTCTGTCTCAAAGATCGAAGGTGGAACGTACTCGATCCAGTTGCTCTGGTCAACCTGAACCTTACCCACCTTGTAGATGTTGTAGTCTGTATCCAGGGTGAACTGGTACTGGTACAGTGTGTAGGTGCCAGTGTAATCGTCCACTGGTGCATCGTCGGCACGAACAACAAGGTTCGTTCCATTCGTCCTGGTCTGCACCCTGACATGCTTGGAGTCAATAATCAAGACGCCCTGCTCTGCCCAGACCGGCCATGTGCCACTGGTCAGAACGACAGCCCTGGTGCTTGCGGTGTAGGCAATGGTGCCAGTGGTGTACGTCTCATTGGTGGTGATGTGCAGGTAGTCGTGGTAGTAGGGCCAGTTGTGTTCGGCACTAACGATACGCAGGGCCTGACGTATGGATGTGCGAATGTCATTGACCGATTCATCATCGGCCTGGCCTCCCATCATCCGTATCAATCGCTCCTGCAAGTCAAGAGCCGTTACGAGGTACACAGGACTCCTCCGGTTGGCCAGACGATATTGAATGGGCTTCTTATTCTGCTCACCTTAGTGTCAACTATCATTAATACATACATTATTGGGAAAGAAGCGGCTGGGGCATCACTCCACACGAACCAAGATGTCTGTCTGCTCATAACCAAACTCCTTTACTTGTTAGCGATCTCGCGTTCTTTGTTCTTCCGCCTGACCGATACAGGCTTGGTGTTTCTCTTTCTGGCCAACATCTGCTTCGTTGCCTTCTCTCGCGGATCGAGTGGCACGCTGATCTTGAGCAGACCATCTTCCTTGGAGGTGAAGCACCCTTTCTGCTTTGCCAGTTGCTTGATGTCGTGGTCGTCCTTCACCCAGGCATCAGGATCGCCAGGGTATGCAGCCAGACCAGACTCGTAGCTCTTGCCAGCAATGCTGACTCCAGCCATCTTGGCCTGACGAAGGTACTGGTCGTACTTGTCAGGGTCACGCTCAGCCATGTCCTGAACGCCCCGAAGCCGTGCAATACGCTTCTGGTCGTCAGAGCCGACGATAGAGAATATCCTCGGCTTCGTCCTCAGATGGGCAGCAATGAACTCGCCATTGAGCCTGCGTCGTTCGACGTTCTCATGGGCCTCGCCAGCATCTATGCCGCTGGCAATCTGTGCTTCGTACTCACGCTGAGCCTGTGGCTCCTCAAACTTGGGCATCGCTACTCCTTTTTCTTCTTAGCCTTGTCATGCTCAGCCTGGTCACGCTCCTTGGCTGCTTCCTTCGCACCATCGTGCTCTGGACTGCCGGGCGGTGGAGCGACCATAAATGGCTTGAGCATAAGTGATGCTGGGTCCATCTGACGTGCCTTGGCCCATTGGGTGATAAGCCCATTGACCGAGGACGGATCGCCAGTGCCCTGGTAAGCAGACATGAACGCAGGGAAGACGAACTGCATTGCTGCATTCATATTCTCCAGATCGGCATTAATGTCCAGAGGCTTGCCCTTGCCAGTCTCCACACTGAACGAAGACTCGCGGAACAAGTCCTGCATGTTCTGTGTTCTGATCCCCTGATCCCAGGCCTGGGCACCGAACTGGCCCAGGATGGCGACGAGGTCTTTGCCTTCCTGCAAGTATCTGGCAGCGATGGCGTGCTTCCTCATGATGCGAGCAAGCCATGCCTGAACCTTGGCCGCCATGTCCTGTGGCCTGAGTTGTGATGCTGACTGCAAGACTCCTGCTTCCTGGGCTGACCGCATCTGCCGGTCGAACTGCCCCTGGAGCAAGTCCGTCATGCCTGTCATGTCCTGGAAGTTCTTCTCCATGAACTGGTACAGTTCAATGAGGCCGTTATTAAACTCAGGCCCCTGGATGTACTCGATCAAATCCTTGATCGGCTTGCCCTGCACACCCTTTGTTACTGTCAGAATCTCTTCGTCCTGGCCAGACTCCAGCCAGGTGACAAGCTCCTGCTTCACCGTGGAATCAACAACCCACAGGCCCCTGCTGTCACGGTAGGCCTTCTCAGCGACGAAGCCGAGAATCCATGCCATGAAGTTGAGGTAGCCAATAGCGAACGACAGGTGAGCCTTAGGCCATGGGCTACCCTTCCGCTCATGGAACCACAGGCTGGTGAACGGCCAGGGATCGTCCTTGTCGTAGTAGAACGGAACCGGCCAGCTTGTCACCACCTGGAACGGTGCCAGGCCCTGTGACTTCATAGCCATCTGCTCGATGTACGGCGTCAGGTTCAGGGGGAAGTCACATCCATCGGCCACCACGATGTAGCAGAAGTCGCCAAGGATGCCATCAAGTTGGTTGAGTTGTTCATCTCTCTCAGCCACTGGTTTAAGTCTTGCACCAAGCCCGCAACGGGAATAAATCTTCCAGTAACAGAACACGTTCTTTCTGGCGTCGTCCCACGGCTGGTGGTGCCTTGTCGTTGCTTCACCAACGGTGCTGGTCTTCGTCGGCTTGAGCATGTCTTCCGTGATGCCGTACGCCTGGTACTGCTGGGCAACTTCCCATGCGGGGTGCTCGCATTTGATCGCAACCCACTTGGCATCTTTCAGTCTCCTGGCATCAGGATCAATAACGATGCGGTCATCATCGAGGTAGGTGTCTGCCACCAGTTTGCCTGACCCGTTGGGCAGGTCTACCATCTCGGTAATCATCGCACCAAGGCCGCGTACCAGGCAATCACGGAGTGGCGGCCTTGCCTCCTCCTTGAGTCCAACCTCCTTGATGGAGTAGTTCAGGAAGGACTCCATGATGCTGGCACGATACTCACGCTGAACGTAATCAGACTGTGACTGCTGCACAGCCATGAAGTATTGCTGCCTCGCCTGCTCCTGCTGCACGTACTGCATCAGGGCCTGCTGGTTCCCCGGTGGCGGGGGAGGCTGAGGTTGATTCGGATCGCCTTGTATTCCAAATAGCTGAGGTGGTGGCACAAACGGCTTGTTGGCCTTGACGGTACAAGCAAGTTCGCCCTGGAGGAACATGGGAACAAATATCTGGACACACTTGGCAGCAGCATTGTCACGGACCCTGAACCTTGGCGCTCTTGGTGCGTTGCCATCTATCCCCTCGCCTTGAAGCGTCTTGTCAGGGAACATGCCCAGGTCAGAGGTGTACTGGCTGGTGTAGATGTTCTTCTGGTCGGCTCCGTAATACTGCTCGCACTGCTCAGCCTCAGGCAGGTAATCGCTCCGCTTGGCATCCAAGGCCGCGTTAATAGCCTTGATCCAGGTCTGCTTGATGTCTGTCTGATAGCTGTTCGCAGATGGCGGCATTACGCTGCCTCACTCGTTATGGGTTTGCGAAGCGTCTGCTTGGGGTTCTCGACCCTGGCGTTGAGCCTGGCCAGTTCGTTGAGGTTCATCTCATGAACCTTCTTCAGTTCAGCAAACTCTGCTTCCAGCCTACCAACCTTGCCGAGGACTTCGTTGTAGACAGCCAGAAGGTCAGAGGTGGATGCTGTGCTTATTTCCTTCCAGCAACAGACTGTACCTGTCATGCCTGGATCGTGGACAAACTTTGGATCATTGATGTGGTAGCAGTCTGGCACTGGCTTGGGAGGAACACCGATCTCAATAGCAAGGATGGTGATGCGTTTGCCAACTGGATCGCCTGGGTTCCAGTTTGTTGCCTGAGGAGGGTACACCATACCCATCGACCAGACATTGCGTCCTTTTCTCTTAAAGAGAACTACGTCGCCTACTCCAACCACTGGCGGCTGGTAAGCTTCGTGGGCCATCTGTCGTTCCATCGCGTCCATCGCCATCTGTCATCTCCGTAGCCTTGGTATTAAACTCTTCGCGGTCGCTTCTTAGGATCGCCAAACATCGCAGTATAGTAAAACAACCTTGGGTTCTTGTCAATCGCTCGTAGTTCTTCAGCCGAGTAGTGATTATTGCTGACATGCATAGCAGGTGGATTCACCCACACAAGATCAGCAGAGCAAGCGTACCTGGCACAATCGACAAGATCGTTGTTCCGTTGGAATGGCTTCCCAGGAGAACCGTCTGGATTCTTTATACGGTAGTACCTCTTGAACTCCCATACCGTGTAAGGACATTTTCCACGCATGACGACCAGTTTGGGAGGCAGGCCGTTCTTCGGCTCCAGGTGTTGCACCACGTTCATGATGCCACCTTCGACGTTGTTGCTGCCATGCACGAACGACTCAACGCGAGGCTTGATGCCAATGTCCTGGAACTCATTCCAGTAGTATTCTGCAATCTCCTTGTCGCTTTCGTCCTTCTTCCTCCCATGCTGCCAGTCGATGATGATGTACTCGATCCAGTGCTTGTACTGGAGATTGATCTTCTCATTCAACGCACGAGCAGCCTTGAATGCATTACACTTCTTGATGATGATCTCATCAAAGACAACGATCCGGTCAGGCTGCTCAGGGCAGAAGTTCGGCGACTCAGGATTCACCAGCACACAGAACATGATCGCTGCCCTGGTGTTGGAAGGGTCAAGGACAATGTACACTGTGTCCTTCCAGTCGATGTCGAACGGCTCAATAATGTGCTTGTTGTCATCGAACTCTGGATAGACCAGATACTTCTTGAACGCCCAGTCGCCTTCGATCTTGGCAACTGCTGCGTCAGGGTCGTCTTCAGTGAGTCTTTCTTCCAGAGCCTCTCGTGACTCAGGATCGAGGTATGGATTGTCCTTGCTGAATATCTGAAAGAACTTTGTCTGCTTGTATGGCACCTTGTCCTTCATGTCAGGCCGGTTGGCTCTGGACTGAAGGCCATAGAACGTGGCAGTGGCAGACTCTGGCGTTGCTGACCAAATGAGGTAGCCCTTCACGCTCATAAGTCGGGCACGCACTTCTGACAGCCACACCTTGGCACGAGGATGCTCTTCGTCCAGCCATGCCAGATGCCAGAAGACGCCGCGTGGAGGCTCTGACTCAAAGCTGAAGAAGTAGATCGTCCAGCCGTTTGTCAGCCTCACTGACGTCGGTATCTCTTCCTTGACGTCTTCCCAGGAAACATTGCCTGCTACCATTCGCTTCGGTATGAGTGCTGGCCCTGGCTCCCATTCCCTGATCCTGGCAACATCCTCTGGGTCAGTGTACTTCGGCACCTTCCATCCAGTGGCAGTCTTCAGGACTTTGAACTGGCCGCCCTTGAAGAGCATATGGTAAAGCAGGCGAAGATGCTTTAGGCTTGGGCCAACGAGCGCTGCGACTCCACCTTCCTTAGGGAACCTGCCATCGTCAGCGACTCTTCCTGTCACCACCCTGGCTACCTGCATTGCTACGCCAAGGCTTTTGCCAGCCCGGTTGGAACCAATGACGCCATTCTCGCCAGCCATGCTGAGATAGAACTCACGCATACCTGGCAGTTCTTCTATCAACGCAAGAGCTTCGCCATCTCTCTGGCGAAGCTCGTTGAGTATGGACTCCAGGGCAAATGCTTCGTCCAGGGTCCATCCATTAATCGTGGTCGTGCCAATGGTGGCCTGGTAGTCAGACTTCCTTGACTCCTGCTTCTTGAACAGGCCATCAAGGTCGTCAATGCTCATCTGGAGTTCTTCTGGAACTCCTGGATACAGAGCGAACGGCTTCTTGTTTTTCTTTGGCGGTGTCCCGTTAGACATCAATCGCAGTTTCCGTAGGTAAGGATAGCCTTGGCACCATCAGCCATGACAACGTGCAGCCATGCCTCCATGCTCCACGGCATCAAGTCTCGATCCAATCGAAGCCCAACCACTTTCAGGTCTTTGTCAATTGATTCCATTGTATCGTTTGACCACCTAGCACTCCCCCGCCTGCCAGCGTAAATGCCGTACATCTCGTCAAGGCAGTACCCATCATGAAATGGATTAGGTTCGTCGATATCAATATATCGACCACGCTCAACAGGGTGGGCGCAACATCCCTCCCCTGCTTGGTTTGACCATAATGCACCGGCAGTGCCTTTGATTATCAGCCCGGCTGGCTGATCCCACAAATGCCGTTTGCTGATATTGTAGATACTCTGCTTCTCCTCGAACTCATAAATCGGGTTACCTAAAAAGTTGGTCCCACTGAAGCGATACAAGTAACCTTCCTCCATGTCGTGATAGGAGGTGACAGGCTTAGGTTGTGGTGCGCATGGCGAGATGTTTCCGTTCACATCCCTGACAGGGCTATGACTGAACAGCAATTCTTTTGGCAAATCGTCATACTCAAGAGTTAGTATGCCAAGATCGTAAAACCCACCACTGAGAACAGGCGTGTGGACCTTCATATCTCTCCCTTCCACGTTTCAACGTCCGATATTACTGCTTATGTTTCATCGCTGCCTTACGCAGGCATCCCAGCTTGTTTGATTATCTCTTCAATCCGCCTTCTGACACGACCAAAGATGATGCTTGCGTGAGTGACGCCGCTTGACTTGCCCTCATGGAAGTTCCAGCCATACATGTCTTCTTCCTCTCGCTTCCAGTAAGCTGCCTCATCATGGGCAGTATTCGTCTCCTCAAGCCGCTCCTTATCGCATTCATTAAACAAGGCCAGCAGCCCATCGAGTTGTGTCCTTAGTTCGCCTATACGGTTGTTTTTGCTTTTGATGCGAGCTATCGTCTCGCTGCAATTGGGGCAGAAGTCCGTGTCGGGCATTGGCTTCATTTCTTCGCATGTCATGTTCGTTCGCTCCGGTTCGATTCCGCACTTCTCTGGAATTGGCGTAGTTCGAGGTTGTTTTCCAGTAATAGCTAACACTGATTCCGATGGGAAATCTGCCAGCAATTCACTGTCAGGAATATCAACACCGTTTATCTTCATGTTCGTTCGCTCCGGTTAGAGGTTAAGTTTGTCAACTGCGAGAGGAACAATATCGCTGTATCCCTCGCACAGCAGGCCACATGATAGGTTGGGTTCGTCTTCCTTCCTGCCTCGCTACGGATGAACCTATGGAAGTCTTTAGTGGAATAGCAGTCCTCTGGGAAAAGGATCTTGTCCAGGTGGGCACACCCTTCGATGTGGCCACTCTTCATGAGGGTGATCATGAGGGTGATATCGAACCTGGGGAGGGTGATACTCATGTTTGGTTCCTTTAATAGCTAATGAACTCTTCCCACCCATCAGACGGTATCCCATGCTTTACGCATAGGGCGATGTATTGATCTTTCAGCGTTGGGTTCTCCCTGCTTCCATAGGGCACTATCTCAACGCAGACGTTGTCTTTCATGGCGACCATGGCAAGGTTTAACTTGCAAATCTTGTCGTCGAAGTCATCGCCAAGCCCGTCGTACACCCCGTCAGGGATGTGCCGGTATCCATGTTTGGGCGGCTTGCCGACTATGTAGGTATCGCAGTCGTCGTCGCCAGTCTTGATCTGGTATTCCACGCCGCCTTCCTTGGCGTAGCAACTGGTAAACATTCCCATCTCTTCCCCCTATGCAACGGTTGCCAACTGTGCCTTGAAAGCGGCGAGGCGTCGTCGCATCAACTCAATGCGGTCAGCCTGGCTGACACCTTGCGCTATCGGATTGTAACGCTTCTGGATGTTGACTTGGATATTATCTGCCAAAGATCGGGCAATCTCCATGGAAATCGCTTGGTGCCGGGTCGCCGAGACAGGTGAAACCGCACTCAGCCCTAGCTTCTTCTTCACCCCACCAGCGCCGAACGAAGGATACACCGTTGCCGAGGTGTGCGAGTTACCGTTCGGCCTGCAAGAGCAGCAGCCCCAAGGAGTAATCGGGTACCACATCTACGTCAAGATCGGTGGCATCTTGCGGCGATGGCTGGCAGCGTTCTTACAGGTCACGAAGTGGCTGACATACCGATGCTGGCCCTCGACTGGTTCGTAACCCTGTTTGAGGACATGAGCGACCTGGCCCACAGAAAGGATCACGATGTACGGTGGCAATGGATCATACTCCAGTGGTGGCAACTCCTTGCCATTCCCTTGAACACAGTGGACGATGCACTTCATCTCAATCTCCTGTGGTTCATTGTCGATCAGCTTCTTCATGTTCGTTCGCTCCGGTTAGAGGTTAAATTGACTTTGCATAGGCCGATGACTCCATTGCTTTTTTCGCTGCCAATGCACTAATGCCCCAGTTTGCTTCTGAAATATCAGAATCCCACTTTGCGAACTTGCCAGCGTCCAACAGGGAATATACATGAGTGACTAAATCTTTATTCTCAGCAGTTAGCCGTTGCAACTCTGTCTCATCTTTGGTTGCCAAAAATCTGGCCTGCTCCTTCATCTGGCATTCTGCGCATCTCTCGCATCCATTGTCTGGGTCGTCGCCTCGGTAACATGTACACATGTTCGTTCGCTCCGGTTAGAGGTTAAGTGCAACTGGGGTTGGGGGTTAAAGTTTCATTCCTTGAAATGCTTCGTCTACCCTGTCGCGCCATTCCTCTTTTGGAAACTGCTTCGCGTAAAGGAATGCGATTAGCTCGCTTACCCCAAACCCTCCGCGGCACGTACCGGTCACTATTGCTTCTTGTGGGCCGTACAGTTTCCGGTAGACCTCGTAGGCAGACATTGTCACCACCTGCGGAACCACAGGGCTTCTTGCTCTCGTTGGTTGCACAGGATGCACAGGCACTTCGCTCATAGCCGCTCCGGTTAGAGGTTATCTCTGGTTTCGTTTAAGCATTTTATTCTCTTCATTAAGTCGTATCATCCAGGGCACGACTACAATGGCGTCGAAGGTTATCATCGCAGCTAGAAGCCATTCTGCCATTTTCGTTCACTCTCTCCTGTTGGTGTTGGTGGGGCGGGGAAAAGCTATGCAGGAATTGAACCTACTAGACGGTTACTGACCACTTGATACCCCGGTGCCGGGAATATCCCCGTCCCTTTGCAGTCTTTGCAGACAGTAACAATCGACTCGCCTCCTTCGTACCAGCCGCAGCCATCGCAACTGTCGCACCACTGCTGTCCACTTTTTAATACTGGGTCAGGTCGCTGTTCTTCGGACATCATTCTGTCTCCTGTGTTGGTGGGGCGGGGTTAGGTCGCTTATGTTGCACTCTTCTCTTTGCATCTTCGCCAAATTCACCTTACTTAGCCTGAAGGCACGATACGCATGAACATCCCGGCTCTGCCATCCAGTCATCGGAGCCACAAACGCTTTTGGTAATTAAGCATCGCAACTCGTCCCGTACATGCTCAACAGAGCCATCATCGTTAGGATTTCCCCACTTGCGAAGTTTGTTCACTTCCAGCTTTCCCCTCGCAACTCCTATCAGGCCATCGAATGATAACCCAGAGCGACGGGCAGCATCAAATGTCAGTAATAATAGGTCAGCGTACTCGCTGGGGTCGCTAGGTTTAGCCAGAGCCTCTTGGACTTCCTTCGCCAAGTGATTCAATGGCCCTGCTGGCCCTCGCACGTTATCAGGGCCAAAGGTTTTCTGTGACCATTCGGCGTGGTCAGTCCAGAATTGCTGTAGTTCAGATTCGCTTGCCATGCGTCCTCCTTTGTCTGATAAGAGTAACTATGTATCATACTTCGGTTTCTGTATCGAATGGGTGAATGCCAGCCTCGCATCGTGGGCAGCAGCAGTAGCACACATCTCCGCTACAGTTAGTTTCTCGTCTTGCAGCTTCCGCAGGCCTTCTGGTTCTTGGCTCTGGTTGGCTGCATCGTTGGATCGTTGCACCATCCCCATTGCGTCCTGGTACATCTGAGTTTCGCAACCTGCTCCTCAAGAAGCGATATGCGTTTATGAGTTTCTGGAAAAGCATGTTTAATCTCCACCCTCTCGGATTTAGAAGCGTATGCCCCACAAAGGCACTCGCCGCTGATGCAGATAGCCAGCTTCACCGGATTGGATGGAAGGCTGTTGTCCTGCATGTACTTCTCTTGGTCTTGCTTCTTCCAGTTGATGCAAGGCGATACCCACAGAAACCGGCCAAGCCTCTGGATTGAAACCCCATAGCCCATTCTCCGGCGAGACTCTTCCTTCCTCATCCCGCCTATGAGCATGACGCAATCCTTCCTCGGCCTGCCTCCGTTCGCAGCCATCAGACTCTTCACCATCTTGATTAAAGGCCGTTCCTTGAGCCGTGCATACATCCAGTGGTGTTTCGATGGGCCTGGGAATCCGTAGTGCATCGCCATTGAGTCGTAACAAGGAAGGTTCTCGTAGTCGATACCATCGACTCTGTTCTTGGGCAAAGGGATGTAAGGGGCAGGGTGTAGCTCGTGGAGTTTCCATTGATGGGCTTTACATCGCTCCCTGACGAACGACCTTGTTTCTTCAATGCCTATGCCGGTGTTGATGTGAGCAACGCTGCTGCTGTTGGCGTTCATTGTCTGGTGGATATGAGTAGCACAGTAGCTGTCATGCCCCCCAGAAAACAGGCTTACCGCAGCTACAGGGCTGTGCTGCTTAATGGCCTGCTCTATGATCGAAGTCGATTCGTCTAACATCATGTCTAACTCCTATCTCGTGCAAGGTAGTGGATGAACAACACGAACATCATCAGGCCCATGCCCCAGCCAAGAACGCCTAGATTCGGCATAGCTCAACTCCTGTGACTGTGAACTGGGCGGTTACTTTTGGTTGCGGTCGAAAACGGTTGCAGTGTTCTGGAATATCTTCACCAGTTGCGGGCTGATGCCAAAGCGGTTGGCGTTCTTCTCGATGCTCTTGAGGATATTCCCGTCGTGATGCCGTTCGCCTGCCGCCTTCCAGTCGCAAAACATTTCAAGCAGATCGAGCAGGTTCATGTCATTGATGCCGTTGGGGTAATGCTCTGGGTGGTGGCTGTTCTTCGCATAGTGATGAGCTAACGCTGTACCCATCGACTTGAGATAACCGTTGTACTCTTCGCTGCCATAAGTAGCGGAGCCAATGAGTATCAGTTCGTCGTCAGACATCTTTAAGTAGTCTGATATCGCATCGTCTATGTTCCTCCAGCCATGTTTCACGGCAGGGTATGCCGACGCTATTCTCCCCACCACCCGAGTCTTGTACCATTCGTTCAACGCCTCCCGCGTGTAAACTTGCTGATCCCTCGTGTAATCACGGACGTTCAAGATGATCGTGAATACCTTCTCGGCCTCGGGGTACAGGTCCAACGCCAGCAGACCGTACGTCTTGATCTGCTCCTCGTGGTCGCCATCAAGGAACCCTGTCTTGTAGTCCAACACGACAGCCATGCGATGAACTGCGTTGTAGTCAGATACATCCATATGCCCGGTCAACGTCATGTCGGGCAACTTCAGTTCGTGGTACACCTCGACTTGGGGATCGGGGAAGTATTCACTCACCTCACCCCACAGCCGGAAAGCCTTCAGCGATAACTTCTCGACCTCCTTTGACTTGACTGAATGCTTCGTGGCGTAATGCTCGAACGGTTTGGTATCACCCCCCAACCTGTCGGAAAGCCAATCATGAACAGCGGTGCCAAGTCGGGAAGCCTCGTTCTCGGTGGACAGGGTGTATCCATCTGGCTGTTGCAGCGAGGCCGGGCAGGTGACAGCCAGGGGCATAGAGGAGGCTCTGATCTTCATGATTGCACCATCCTGATAAATTCGTGATAAGGAACTTTTCGAGCAAGCCGATCCTATCTGATAGTTCGTTGTGTTCATCTATGACTCGCTGCTGGTAAGGTTCCATAACTTGGGTATCCTTGGTAAGAGAAAACGGCAACATAACAGTGGTTATCAGCCGTTCATGTTCAATATCGTAGCAGGATTCATCGCCAAACTCCCTTGTGTTACCCAACCCACGTTATCTCAATAGAAGACACCGGAACCACTGACGGGT